TTCAACAATACCAAATGTTACATATACTTCTGATGGGTCTTATATTACAGACTTTTTTATTGATAATAATATTAAGTTTACATCAGAAAATGTTGTTTTGTTAGCACCAATCATTAAAATGTATGCGACACAAAAATTAAATAATCCAAGTATCAACGCTGCTCAGTTTCAAGATCAGCTCAGTTTATATTTGGAAAGAGAAGATGATTTACAAAACGTTTTCTTAAATGGGGTTCTGAGAAAATTAAATGCAGATTTGGATGATCAAGTACAATTACCTGAGAGGGCGGTTAAAAGTGTTATTACAGGTGAACAAAGTAAGGTTGAAAACTATGAAGTATTCAAAGCCTTAAATGATAAGTGGATTGCTGGTGGAGATTATAAAACCAAAACCCTATTCGAAGATATGTTATTTATGGATAGGGCTTCGAGAAACATTGGAGATACCGTCCTAATTGACATATTCGATCTAAAAAACATGTTCAATGAAAATTCATTGAATCAAGCAATGAGTGTGTTCACATTCATAAGTGGAATTTTAATTAAAAACAATTTCACGGTGATGCCATTACCAGCATATGTGAATTTTTACAATGTTCAGGATGTGGATGGAGTATCAATTCCTAAACCTGAGGGATCACTACAATTCGCAAATAGTTTGTGGGGAACATTCTTAGATGTTGACTATAGAAACTCTGGGCCTAAGTTGGTATGTTTTTATGTGGGGAAACCTTCACAATATTTGAACTTACCGAAACAAAACTCAAGATTCCGAGATGATGCATTTGAGTTAAGGAGATCTTCTGATAATCCACTTTTGGAAAATCAACAAGGTAAAAAAGATTGGGCATTATCAAACAAATGTGTTGGATTCAACGTCGATGTTGGAATTAGAAATCAAAATATATTTTATTCATTTACCGTGTCTCAAGATAACGGTGTTGCAACATCTGAATCGATCAACACACAGTTGAACATGGTTGACCAAGCATCAGGTAGGGCGGTTGCAACTCAAAACAACAGTTTATACAATCTATACAAACAGAGAAGTTATAAAGCTGGTGTTGTGAGTTTAGGAAACGCATTACTACAACCAACAATGTATTTCAATCTCAGACACGTTCCGATGTTCAATGGACCGTATATGATTACTGATGTTTCTCACTCAATCCAACCTGGTTCATTCCAAACAACATTCAACGGAATTCGTCAAGGAATTTATGATTTACCTGCAATTGATAGTTTACTACAAAGTATCAATCAAAATTTGATCACAAGAATTGAGGAACTTCTTAAAATTAATAAAGATCAGATTGTAGTATCAGGAACAACAAACAACATCAAATCAGATAGTATTGTTCAAAAGGCCGACAATACTTTAGATACTACAAATTCATGTAGTTCTAAAATTACTGACGATGTATATCTGAATGCTAGCCCTGGTTATGTCGCCGAAACTGGTAAATTGACTAAATTTACACCTACTGAGTTAGCGGATACATTGAAAAGACTTTTGCCAAGTGACCCTATATTACAAACATTTATTTATTGTATCTCTTATATCCGAACATTCCAAAGTAATTCAAATACCGACGTTGGTAACTTCAACGGTTGGAATAATAACTTAGCCACTTTAGGATTAGACACAAATTGGTCAGGACAAGTATCGTTATTATCTAAAACTTACAGTTGTGTTAATGTCAAAACAACAGACTCCAAAAATACTTCTTTACCTATCTCCCACTTTAGTTCTTTGGATGATTATGTAAGATTTATGGCGGCACGATTGAGGCCAAGAGTTAGTCAAATTTTAGAGCCAAATATGGGATTGGCAAAATATTATGTTTGTTTTTGGCCACAAAAAAATATTGATGTTACTTATTACGACGAAAATAAATCGAGATTCAAACAAACAGAAGACACATTTTTCAAAGCATTGTCATCGGCGGTAAGGGTTGGTTTAATTAACCCTGATGGTTCGGTTGACTTGAAAGAAACAATCAAGAATGATAATAAGAACCCAACTGTAACACCAACACCTTCATTGAGTCAAACTTGTCCTCCTCCATCCTTAAAATCTTTCGCTCCTGAGGATGGATACACAGGAACAATTATACAACTTAATGGAGAAAATTTTGAATCAATAAAGTCTATAGAAGTGTCGGGTCAAAAAGTGGATATGAAAACCTTAACGGTATTTAACAAAAATACCTTAAGATTTACTTTACCTTCAATTACAATTCCATTAAACCAAGAAGTTGTTGTTGGAAAAATTTCGATCACTACTGAATTCGGTACGTCAGAAAGTTCATTGAATTTCACATTCAATCCAGCATTGCAAAATAAAACAACTTCTTCTCCAGGAGCATACCAAAGTAAAGAACAAATACAACCTCCAACAATTGAACAACAAGAAGAGTTAGGGCAGAATAGAAATCCTCAGGATATAGGAAGTGTAATTTTAGAAAGTGAGTCTACGTCTATTTTCACAAACTTTTTCAATAACCCTATAACCAACACACTAAAAGTTTATTTGAAACCTGAATCAACTCCTGGAATAATTTCAGAAACAGTCCTTATGGTAGTTTCGATATTCAATAGGAAACTAAGTAATAATAAATACGAAATAACATTAGACCGAACAGAAACTTTAGCATTGGATTCATTTGTAAAAGATAATGTTTTTTATATTACATATGGTGATGTCGCGGATATTTTGATTAACAATCCTCAAGGATCCTTTAAAACTAATTTTATAAAAGGTGATCAATTGATAGAAATAAACTTTGAAATACAAGCAATTCCTTTGGATAAGATTAAATTCCCATCACCTGTTACAAGATCTTTCTTCTTCAGATTTAAATAAATGGTTAACTTACTTTATATTATAACAACATATTTATATAAAAAACATTCTTATGAATATTAAAACAGCATTGGACAATTATCTCGGTAAGTCTGTAAGATTTTCTGAACTTGATAACGGAGACGGAACAAAAGAAGTGTGTGACTTAGATACTGGAGCTTGTTACACAGTTAGAGAAAGAGACGGCTTAATCGAGAGAGCTGGTCATCAAACCACATTGAATAGAAGAGTAAGAGTCGAAACTCCAGGTGGAATAAAAACATTATTAAATGGTTAAACTATGAGTTTAGATAAAAAAATTATCAGTGAGATACAGAGATATCAAAAAATAAATCGATATATCCTTGAACAAGCGGGAGATGTCCCTGTTGAACCTGGATTGGAGGCTTTAACACCACCAGCAGGTGCAACTCCACCGCCAGCACCAGCAGGTGCGGTTCCCCCACCAGCTCCTGAAGCACCAACTGAACCACAACCAATTGATGTTGAATCTGATCCTGAGGTTGAGAAAATTGATGACAAAGGAAAATCTGAAGAAGGTGAAGAAGGAGGTTCAGAGGAATTAGATATTACAGAATTAGTTGATTCTCAAAAAAATATCGAGACTAAACAAGAAGAATACTTCAACAATCTTTTTAGCCAATTGAATGACCTTCAGTCTAAACTTGGTGAAATGGATACTATTATGACGAAGTTGAATTCTTTGGAAACTAAAATTGAGAAGTATAGAGAAAAGACTCCACAAGAAAAACTTGAGTTAAGATCTTACGACTCATATCCCTTCAACCAAAAACTTTCGCAGTTTTTTGACGACAAACAAGAAGAGATGGAAAAAACAGGAAAAAATGATTATGTTTTGACGGCCGATGAGGTTACCGATATAAACGTAAACGATATCAAAAATTCATTTCAACCTGGGGGAGGAATGGATAATGAAGTTTACAAAACATCGTTTAGATAACACAAACATCTACACGTTATAAAGGTATCTTCGGATACCTTTTTTATTTGACTAAAGTCGCACAATTACCTATTATTATATAAACATATTATCTATCTAAATTTTAATTTATGAGTTCATTAGACGCCGTATTGGCACAGTACGAAAAATCACAACAAGGGGGCGGGGCCCAATCAAAAATGTCGCAAGACGAAAGAATGAAAAAATATTTCGCTTTAATCTTAGGAGACAAAGAAAAATCAGGACAGAGAAGAGTGAGAATTCTTCCAACTTTAGATGGGTCATCACCATTCAAAGAAGCATGGTACCACGAAATTCAAGTGGGGGGTCAGTGGCAAAAGTTCTACGATCCAGGAAAAAATGACAACGAACGTTCTCCATTGAATGAGGTTTACGAGGAGTTGATGTCTACAGGTAAAGAGTCTGACAAATTATTGGCTGCTCAGTATCGTTCACGAAAATTCTATATCGTAAAAGTAATTGATAGAGACCACGAAGAAGATGGTCCAAAGTTTTGGAGATTCAAACACAACTTCAAGAATGATGGTATTCTCGACAAAATTATTCCTATTTGGAGAAACAAAGGAGA